TATAAATACTAAGGTTTTTCCGGATAAAATTAAAGATAGGATCATAGAAGAGCTAGACGCATACGCTCAAATAGATATAGATAAAGACGGACCGTTTAGAATTACCAGGAAGGAAGACCTTAAAAAAATATTAGGTTATTCGCCGGACTGGGCTGATAATTTTATGATGAGAATGTTTTTACTATTAAAGCCTAAGAAAAAGAAAGCCCTAGTTATTTCCGGATAGTACCGGGCTAGGGTTTTTTTTGCTATTTTTTTGATTTTATATATTATAAAAAAGAATTTTATTTAATAACTAAAGCGTTATGGCGAAAAAGAAAAAGGCTAAAACTTTGCAACCAAAAAGGAAGACGACGGATACAAAAACTAAAGGGTTTTCGTTAGCGGACTTTTCGGCAGGTCTAAACGAGTCGGTAAGTATTAGTATTAATACTTTTTATACGTTATACAGACGTAACGGGGATATTAGAGTAGCAATTAGAAAAACGGCTAAAAAAATAGGGGTTAGAGGTTTATACCTAGAAACTACAACGGGGCAGGTAATAAATAATAATAAGCTAGTAAAAAAAGTAACTAAATTATTTTCTATACCTACGTTTTTAGACTGGAGAGTAGAAGCATTAAAGCACTTGAAAGTCGGAGGGGAACTTTATATAACGCCTAACTTTGATTTAGCAAATACGGTGGTAAATTTCCAAATACTAGACCCTAGAACTATGACTAAAATAATAGATAGTAAGGGAAATATTACAGGGTTTAGACAGTTTAGCCACAAGGGAGAGAGTAGAACTTATAGCACGGAGGAAATAGCATATTACCAATACGAAACGGATAACGATAACGAGGCTTTCGGGCTATCAGCGTTAGAAGGGGTAGTATGGGACGCACTTACAGACCTAGAGGCTAATAAGAGTAACTATTACTTTTTTGATAACGATAGCGTACCTAGAGCGGTATTTTTACTAAACGACGGTATGGATTACGAAGACGAAGAAGTAGTAGGGCAAATAGACAACCTACAGGAGCAAATGAAAGGGTCAAAAAATAAGCATAAGTCTATCGCAAGTAATTTGATTAAAGACGTTAAGCCGTTAGCTATCAATAATAAAGACATGGAATTTATTAACCAAAGAAAGCTAACTACGGAAAAGGTTTGTGCAGTACTAGAGATACCTAAAAGTTTACTAGGGTACGTAGATAACGTAAACTACGCAAACGGTAACCAACTATACAAAACCTGGATAGAAACGACTATAAAACCTTACGAAGAATACTTTGAGTTTATTATGAACGACGTAATGGCTAAATTTGTTTTAGATTTTTCCGGTATGGTTATACAGCTAGAGGGAGAAGACACTACAGATATTTACGAGGATCATAAGGACCAAAGGGAAGACGTAAAAGCCGGAATACTTACAACTAACGAGGTAAGAGCGGAGAGAGGGTTAGACCCTTTAGAAGAAGAAATAGAGGAAGAGGAAGACCCGGACGAAGAAAAAACGATAAAAGGACGCAAAAAAGATATAAGTATAGAGGCTAGAGCCAGGGGCGAAACGTGTCCAGGGTGCGAACACGACTACTGCCCGGATTGCGGGATAGGGTAAAAATTTGATTTATTTAGAGAAAAATGTAGTATTTTAGGGAAATATTTTATTTTATTATTTATACCATTATGACAAAATACGCGAAAATGATAAAGGACCTTAGAGCTAAAAACTTTAAGGAAACTAGAATAAAAGAGTTAGTTTTAGAAAAAGCTAAAACAGAACTACAAAACTTTAACTTTGCATTTAAAGGGTTTAAAGTAAAAGAAGACGCCGGAGCAGAAGCCGGGAAAACTATAGAAATAGAAGGTTACGCAAGTACTAAAGACGAAGACAGATACGGGGATATAGTAAACCCGGAAGCGTTTGAGGAAACGGCTAAACAGTTTATGACTAACCCGGTTATGCTTTTACAACACGATCACAATAAAAGGATCGGGGATTTTACAGATTTAACAATAGACGAAAACGGACTATACGTTAAAGGGGACGTAAAATATACAGCAGGAGACTCGGAACTATTTGAAAAAATAGAAAACAAATCTTTAAGAGGGTTTAGTATAGGGTTTAGAGTATTAGAGGCAGAGTTCCAAGACAAAACGGACGAAAAAGGTAACGTAGTAGACTGGTTATTTGTTATTAAAAAATTAGACCTTATAGAAATTTCGGTAGTAAACGTACCAGCTAACCCGTTTACACTTATGAAAAGCTTAGAGAATTTAGCTACAAAATCTTTTGAAGCCGTAGTAAAAGACGCGGAGGAAGTAGAAGAAGAGGAAGAAGAAGTAGAAACGCCTAACGACGGAGACGATAACGAAAACGAAAATAACGACGATAACGCTAACGATAATCCAGGAGAAGAAGAAAAAGAAATAAAAACAGAAATTACCGACGAAAAAGCAGACGACGAAGAAGCGGACAACGACGGCGGAGATATTGAAGAGGAAGGGAACGAAGAAGAAAACGAGGAAGAAGAAAGCGACCCGGAAGAGGATACGGAAGACGCTCCGGACGAAAAAAATATTGACGGAGAGGACGAAAAAGATATAGTAGAGGACGAGGAAGAAGACTCTGAAAATCAACCTGAAACGGAAGACGGCGACGAAGAAGAAGTAGACGCCGGAGAAAACTCAAAAGCATTTACTACGAAAATGATAGAACAAATCGTAGACGCCAAAATGGGCGGAAGTAAAAAAGAAGTTAAAAGCCTTATAGAAAAAGGGGTAAAAGCCTTAGAAAAAGATTTTGACAAAAAACTAAAAGCCGTAAAAAGCGATTTAGAAAAAGAAGTAGACGCGATAGTAGAAACTATAAAGTCAATTAAAGAAACGGAAGAACAGTTAGTAAGTAAGATCAAAAACACCGTTAAAGGTAAAGGATTTTTAAATTTACAAACTACTAGCCAAAAAGAAAAAAAAGCGACTAGACTAGAAAACATACTAACGAGCGTAAAGAACACTAAAAACATTTAATTTATATTTATAATTTTAATATTATGAGCCATAAAACAGCACTATTGAAAACTTTAGCAGGAATTAGAGCTAAAGACCTAACAATGGAAGACGTAGAAAAAGAGTTATCAGCTTTTCAAGACGCTGAAACTAAAGCGGACGAAGTAATGCACACGGGGAACGTAGGAGCAGGTGCAGAACTTATCGAGCAAGAAAGACTTTCAAAAGAAATTTTAGACATGGTACCGAACTACTCGAACTTACTACCTTTACTACCAGGGGACCACGGTACAGGTTTAGGAATTTCGGAAAAATTACCAATTGTAGGGGAATTACCACTATTTAGAGGTAATAGCGAATGGACAGACGCACCAGCTGACATGGCGGACGGGTCAAAAGGGGACAGATTAGCAACGGATAGCGTTACTATCGACCAAGGTATGTTTTATTTAGAAGTACCTATCTCTAAAAGAGAACTTAACTACAATATTACAGACCTTTACAGCTTAGTAGTTTCTAAAATCCAAAAATCGGGTGGTAGAACAGTAGACGCGGTTATAATTAACGGGGATACAGCTTTAACTGGAAATGTAAATAGAGACGGTTTCGATTTCGGAACACTTACACCAGCTCAAAGAGAAGCTTACTACTACTTACAATGTGATAACGGTATTAGAAAACTAGGACTAGCAAATGGTACGGATTTAGGATTACTAGACGAAGACGATTTACTAGACCTTACAGACAATATCGGAGATTACGCTGATCAAGACGAAGACTTACTTTATATTACTTCTAGAAAAGTTAAAAATAAAGTAGCTAAGTTTGACTCTTATAAAGACGCGTCAAAATCTGGAAGCGGGTCTACAGTACACGGGAAAAAAGTAGAGCAAGTATGGGGGATAGATTTAGTTACTAATAGAGATAACCCAAGCTTATCAGCCTCTAACGGTAAAGTACACGACACGACAGGAAATATCGCAGGTCAAATCCAACTATTATGGAAACCAGCAGTACAATACGGTTTCGGTCAATCAATGGACTTTGAAGTAAGAAACGTACCAGGTAAAGGTATTATCCTAGTAGTAACGTTTGAATTTGGTTTTGCTATCGTAACAGAAAAAGCAGGTCAACCTAAAACAGTAGCTACAGGTTACAACATTACACTTTAAGAGTAAAAGCCTTAACCCAATAAAAGAGCCAGGAGTAACCCTCCGGCTTTTTTTTTGCTTTTACCCGGCTTAATAATATAATAGGAAATGTAGTTTATTTTTTTAACTAATTATTTATGAAAACTACGGTAAAATTTAAAGCGTTACAATCTACGAGAGTAAGAAACGCGGAAGGTAAAAAAGTTAAAGTAGGAAAAGATAAAACTTTTATTACTACAGAAACTTTTGCAAAAGTATATAGAGGGTATAAAAGATTATTTCAAGAAGTAGAAGTAATTGTAAGTACAAAACCTAAGTTAGATAAAACTACGGTTAAAAATACTAACGCTTTCCCGGTTACAATTTCGGACGATATGACTAACGCCCAAGTAGAAAAAATACTAAGCGAAATGGGAGCTAAATTTACTAAAAAATCTAGTAGAGCTAAACTTTTAGAAGCATACGCAAAAAGAACGGCAGAACTAGAAGAAGACAAAGTAGCGGACAAAATAGAAAAAGCTACGGAAGTATTTAAAAAAATGGTAGATACTAGAACTATTGATCAGTTAGAAGAAATTATAGAAAGCGATACTTTTTATACAGAAATTAACGAAAAAGACGGTATCGAAATAGAATTTGCTAAAGATTACGTAGAAAAAGCCCACGAAAAAGCAGTAGAAGAAGCTACAAAAAAAACTGAAGGGGACGAAGACGGTAACAGCGAAGGAAGTTTAGACGGAGCAGACGCTGGAGATACTAACGACGGAAACGACGAAGGTAACGAAGGAGGGGACAAATAATATTTTATAACTTTTAAACAATGGCTTTAATAACAGTAGGGGACGTAGATACGTTCGCTTTCGGAAACGAAACCAGCGACGCGGATAGGACGGCAGAAATAAACCAACTTATACCACAAGCTGAAGCTTTATTTTATAGCCTATTAAAAGTAGACACTTTAGAAAGCCAAGTAGCCAAAGACGAAATAGCACGTTTTAAAAGTAATTCTATATGGTTTAAAAATTTCCCAATAACTAAAATAAATAGTATAGGCGGAGAAGCCTACGAAGGGGAAGACTTTACGGACTATATAGTAACTAAAAATAAAGTAGATTTTCACTGCCCGGATTTTTTAAGTAAAATTAGAAGTAACAGGGTACAAGTAAATTACGATTACGGATACACGGCGGGGAATATACCGGCAGATCTAAAACTAGCTATACTTATATTAGTTTCGGGACTATATAACACTAAAGAAAACTACGGAACGGTAGAGTGTAAAATAGGACAAGAAAATTTTAAGTTTAGAGATAGTACAGAAAGCGAGGATTTCCAAAGAATACTAAAAGTATGGAAGAAAAAGTTTATTTTTGTAATGTAGTAAACCTATGGGATGTACTAATAAAACAGGTAACACCTGTACAATAAATAGGAAAACCGTAGACGCTACAGGATCGGAAGAAACTTTAACGGAAGTACTAATTTACGAGAATATAAAGTGTTATATTTTAAAGGTATTTAATAAAGATTTTACCCAGGAATTAGCGTTAGAAACGGATAAAAGTAATATCCTATTAAAGATAGGAAAAAAGCCTAACGTAAAAAAAGGCGATATATTAGACCTTTCGGACAAGGATTTAGGAGATATGGGACGCTACAGGATAGAGGACCTAGACCCTAAAAGATTTAAAGGAAGGTTAAAAGGTATTTATTTATATATAAAAAAATACAATGGCTAAAAAATTTTGAAAGTTTAAACTTAACCTAGATAAATTTGTAGAGGATAAGGAAAAATTACTAATAGAAGCTATCGACGAAGCTTTAGAGTACATAAAACAACGTATAGACGAAAAAACCCCGGAGGATACCGGAGACTTAGTGGAAAATAATAAAATCCATAGGGCGAAGAAGGTGGACGGAGTAATAAGCTGAAGCGTTAAAAACGAAACGGGCTACGCTATTTACGTAGAGTATGGTAGAAGCAAAACCGAGGGAGTACCTAAAGCGGGAATAACATTTAGATATAATAAACCTAAAGGAACTAATTTTTATACGTGAGTAGGGGCTAGAATGTTTACCAGGACAGCCGACGAAGAAAAGGCGTTTATTATTAACTTAATAAAAACTAAAGTATTATGAAAATCTTAGAAAAAGAACATATAGACAAAATAGTAACCTGGGCGAGAAGCCAAACGGCACTAACAGACGTAGCAAGTAAGATAGTAAACGGAGAAGTTAGGCATGAGGACCAAACAGGAAATTATATTACGTTAAAATTCTTTGATACGCCCGATCCGGTTAAAACTACGGTGCGTATGGAAGTAAGAATACACGGTAAAGACGAAAACAGTACCTACGGACAACTTAGGGAAATAGATAAAGCATTTTTTAACGCTTTTGCTAACGCGACTTTACCGCTAGAAATTGACGGTTTTGTAATTACTAATATAGTACCTAGGCAACTAGTACCGGAAGTAGGGACAAAAGACCGTAAAGAAAGTTTAAGGGATTACTTATTTATTTTTTAATATTTACCCATGAGTAAGAAAAGAAAAATTTACGCCAACCAAGGGGCGAAATATAAAGACTTTTTTATAGGAACTGGAAAAACTAAAACGATTTCGGAGGACCTATTTATAGAGTTAAAAGAAACTAGATTTTTTAAAGATAAAATCTTAGTAGAGGTAAAACAAGAAAAAAAAGTAGAAGAAAATAAAATAACTAAAGAAAAATAGTTTGATTTTATTTTAAATATAAATATTCTGTAAAGGAAATAAACGTATTTTAATTTAATAATTTTTAAAAATTATGAGTGCAACTGAAGAAAAATATTTAAACAAGTTACCAGGTATAATTGAAATAGTTAAAGACCCTGGAACTTTAACAACAATAGCGGAAGACTTTGCAAACGCGGAAGCGGTTAAAACAGAAATAGACGCTTTAACATTTTTTAGACTAGCGTCGGTTACAGATTTACAAGTAGAAGACGACTACAGTGATATTTTAAAAGTAGAAACGGACGACAACGGTATAATTTATAGCTCGGCTAACGAAGTAGTAAAAGTTACTGGTAACTACTACGAAATAGGAGACCCAGCACCAATTGCCGAAATGACAGGTAAACAAATAGTAAACGGTATAGATAACCAAATAGTAGGTAGTAAAATCGGATCTAAAGAAATGCCTAAACTAATAGTTAGAATTACTTCGGCTTTAGCAGGAGGTAAAACTAAACAAGTTTACGTTAGAGATACTAACTTTGTAGGACAATTAATTAACGGTTTCTTAGACGTAAATAGAGCGGGAGACTTACCTAACTCACCTTTTGAATTTGAAGGGAATAAAGGAGGGGACATTTTTACATATACGGATGACTTACCAGCTTAATATTTGAAATATTAACTAAAAAGCATATTATAAGGATAGATTTATTTTCTATCCTTATTTTTTTATGCTTAAAGATAATTTTACGGTAACTTTTAAACTAAAAGGACATAACTATTTTAATAGGAAAAAGAGTGTTTTACTAGAGTTTTGAGAAGCGTCAATAGGGGAAACGCTAGAATTTATAGAGAAAATAGAAAGGGCTGACTTTAGATCTATAGAATATTTATACAATTTTTTTGAAAAAAGCAGTAAGGGAAAAATAAACAAGAAAATATTTAGTAAATATATAGCTAATAATTTAGAGCAAATACTAGATATTTTAAAGAAAACTTACGTAAAAGGAGTATTTTCTATAGAAAACGAGGAAAAAGCCAGGGAAAAACAAGAAATACCCGAAAAAATGGACGTAGAGGAGTTTGAAAGGGATTTAGGTAGATTACTAGCCTTTCTTTCGGAAAAAATGAGTATAGACCCTAACGGAATACTAAAGACATATACATGGAGACAATTAAACTTTTGGACTAAGCATTATTTATATTTAGAAAGACAGAAGACCGCTGAAGGACAAAAACAGAATAAAAAAGAAGAGAATAAAGAACACGTTAAAAAACATAAAACAGAAATAGACCAAACATTAGGACAATTAGAAAAATATTTACAAAAAAAAGCTTAATTTTTAATTTTTAGATCATGGGAAAAGAAATATTAGAATTTGAATTAAAAGCCGATACGGATACGGCAAAAAAACAAGTAAACAGGTTTGAGGACGATATAGAAGGTTTTAGAAAACGTATACAGGATAAACAGGCTATAAAGCTATCTATGAACGTAGCGGAAATAAAAAGCCAAATAGACGCGGTTAAAAAAGAAATAAAAGAAGTAGAAGACGAAGACGTAAAAATAGAGTTAGACGCTAATACGGAAATATTAAAGCAAAAATTAACTAGAGCTAAAGCCGAGTTAAGAAATTATGCAAGAACGGGGGATAAAAATATAAGTGTTTTAGGTAAACTTTTCCAAGGAGTAAGCCAGGATATAGATAAAAGTAGACTAGAACTTATTAAACTAGGAAAATCTACCGGAAAGTTAGACGCTATAGAAAAAGAGTTAAACCAAATAAACCAAGAATTTCAAGAAGGAAAATTAAGCGTACAACAATACGGGGCAAAATTAAATAGCCTACAAGGTAATATTAAAAATACCGGTGGGGCTTTTAGTGGTTTAAAAAAGACCTTAAAAAGTACAGCCGGATTTTTTATAGCAGGTTTAGGGTTAGCAGAACTTACGCAGTTTGCCAAAGCGTCGGTAGAAGCTTTCGTAAAATTTGAAAAGGGTTTAGCTAGAATAAATACAGTAGCAAACGTTACGAAGGACGAAATGGAAGGGCTAGGAGTAGAAATTAAAAATATAGCCGTACAATTCGGGATCGCGAAAGACGAACTATTAGAAACGGGTTTTAATATTTCTTCGGCAGGGGTAGAATTTGAAAACGTAGCTAATATTATGAGGTTATCAGCTATTACTGCAGTTTGAGCCGGTACGGATACTACTACAGCTTTTAACGGGATAATAGCAGTTATTAAAAAATACGGGGAAAATATTAACATAGCCGGGGCAATAGCGGAAAAGTTTTTTATAGCGAATAAGTTAGGGCAAACTACCATAGAAGACATGGCGAACGCTTTACAAAATTTAACGTCGTCAGCAAAACCTGCAGGGGTAAGCATAGACGAGATTTTCGCTATTATGAGTACCTTAACAGGGGTAACCGGGGACGCTAATAAAGTTATAACGCAATTAAAC